CCAGCCGTTACTAAAATTTCGTTCTCCGGGACAGGCATTTTAAAATCTGTAAACGGTATGTCTACTTTTCTTAATCCTTGTTCCGGTTCATCTTTTGCCTCTGCCTCTACTCCTTCAGGAGCTTCTAGATCACTAGGTGGTACAACTAAAGGTACATAACTAGGTACATCTGCTGTAGGCAAAGGTATAGATATTGTTTCGTATTTCTTTAATGCCGGTATTTCTAGGCTTGGAAAAAGAAACACTGGTTGATTCTCCATTCGTCTGTATATTTAGGGTCCATACACAAACCATGCCATAGAGAATTACCTTCCCAAATAATTAATTTATTATATTCAGAATGTATATGGTGCATTATCTCTACTTGGTCAGCAGAAATAAAATGTTCTCTATGCTCCTCACCTTGTTCATATTTTATAGGGTGGTAGAAATTCGTCCCTTTAGACTTTTCTTTATTTAGGTAAACTACGCATGTTTTACCAAAATCAACGTGAGGATAAAAAATGTGATTATCGTATTTATGATTTAAGAATTTAATGTAATTTGTATTAGTTAATGTCTTAACATGACCCCTGTCCCAGTTTATATATCTTTGTTTAGTAACAGTTTCTAAAAAATTTATTACTGGGGGTAGATCGTTAGAATAGAGATAGTGTCTTCTATCCATAAAATCTACACCTTGATGATAAAAACCGGGTTGATGTTTATGCCACTCAGGTCTCACTGTATGAAACAAGTTAGCTACTTCATCTGGATTCTTGTAAAAATCATGGATTACATTAAATGTATAATTTTCTACTTTATATGTTTCTACCTTTTTATTGTTTATTTCAAACATTAACTAGGTTCAACTGGAATGTTCTCGTATGTGTACTCTGTTGTATTAGCTGGTAAATCTCTAAGAGTTTGTCTATAAGTTTTATACTCAGCTACTTTTTCAGCAGATAATGGTGCATCTGGTAATTGTGTCCAATCAGTTGAGTTAAGGGCTTGATTTCTCAAATCTCTAAATTGATCTATACCAAATTCTAGCTCTTGTGCCTCTTTAATTTTTTCACCATATTCTGTAATAGCTGAATCGTAAGGACTGAAATCTGTAATTTCATGTACAGACCAATCAGTCTTTTCTAATTCACCTTTTTTAGTTACAGTATCCCAATGCACAGCCCATACGTCGTCTGCTAATCCAGATAAAGATAAACCATCTACTGATGTACCGTCACATGAGACTAAGCCATCTGGTTTAATTATCGTTACTTTCATTGATTTGTATTGGTTCTTTTGTGAATAATTGATTTTCAACAGGAATAATTGGTGAAAATGTGCTTTTCATTTCATTTCTAAATGTTTCAATCGCTGCTCCTTGTTGATTAAGAAACTTTGATTGGTCCATTTGCATAAATGGAATCCATGCTACTGCACAACCCCATTCACTAATGTCTTCTCCTGTTTGAGGGTTAGTCCCTGATATTTCGGTGTACCATAAACATTCAAGTTCACGGCAATCTTCACCTATTAAGGGACATAATTTACCTCTTTTTAATTTTGCCATAGGTGGTTTTTTAATTAGTTCTTGCTTGCAATAATTACGTCTAAATACTGAACTGCCATGTCTAAGTTTCCTACAGAAATACTGTGGTTGTGTGCACTACCAGAGAAACTTCCATTAGCATTGTGGTTGTGCGCTGTACCTGAGAAACTAGCATTGTGGTTGTGAGCTGAACCACTGTAAGATGCGTTGTGGTTGTGTGAACTTCCACTGAATCCGTGTGAGTGACCGCCGTTTCCACCAGTATTGTTTACTGAGTGGTTATTCATTTGTCCACCATTACCACGAGCAAAACCGGGACAAGCACTTCCTCGACAGTTATGCTGTTGTAGTTTAGTAACTGCACTGTGTGAGTGACTTGGTATTTGGTTAACTGACAATGTGTGGCTGTTTACCGTTCCACCAGTTGAAACACTAGAAATGTTTACGTTACCACCTTGAGTCGCGTTTGCTACTGAAACGTTACCTCCGGCTGTAGTGTTACCTACTGACACACTCACGTTTCCGCCAGCAGTTGTGTTACCAGCGTTAGCATTTATTCCTCTAGATGCCAAAGTGTTTGTAAACGCATTACTACCACCAGAACCAGCAGTTCCAGATACAACTCTAAGAGCTTTGTTATCTACACCACTTGTTACCTTTGTCCAACCTGTAGGAGCTGATGTTTGTTGAAATAACATCTTTGTTCCTGATGGAAAAGGTTTAGCTTCTGTTATAGCTGTTCTTACATATGCGGTTGTAGCAACCTTAGTTGTGTTATCCGATTGTGCCTGAGTAGGAAATGCAGAAGAACCTGTTGTTTGTACAGTCTGCGAACCAAAGTTCGGAGATATTTTTGTTCCTGCAATAGCAGCAGATGCACTAACTTTAGCGTTTGTTATTGAGCCATCTACAATTTTACTTGCATTTAAAGTGTTGGTATTTATTCTTCCAAGCACTGTAGAACCTGAAACATTATTCAGGTCTTCTCTTGCAAGAGGTCTTCCTCCTGCCTGACTACCGTCATGTACGACAGCAGTATCTTTTGTGGTATCTATAGTTACTTCACCTTCAGCACCAGTAAATGACGAGTGCTGCGAAGTAGTACCACGCCTTAATTTTAATAATTTAGCCATTTAAAGAGTACCGAAATCTATTTGTAAATTGTTCCCACTGACTGTCCCTACCTCAGTAAGGTTCTTGTTATTACAGTCAAGATGATTTGCTAATTGTGGAGCTGAGTCGTTAACTAAACCAGAGATACCGGGAGATATTCCTACCCATGAACCGCCGTTATAAAAGTTAAGTATGTTAGCTGATGTACTAAACCAAAGATCGCCTGCACTAGGTGAGCTAGGAGTACTACTTTGTATTACGTATTCGTTAGCATATCTATTAACGTCAGCTATAGAACCAGCTACAGTGTTAATGTTTGTTGCATTAGAAACTGCACTGTTTATATTGCTTGCGTTAGAAACCGCAGCATTAATATTAGAAGCGTTAGAAACTGCACTATTAACATTAGAAATGTTTGAAGCTACTGAGTTAACGTTTGATATTGAGCCACCTACATTGTTGACATTAGTAATACTTCCAGCAACTGTATTGACGTTTCCAATACTTCCAGCGACTGTATTAACGTTAGTTATGTCATCAGCCACAGTGTTGATTGAGTTATTACCAGACCCTGTATTTATAGCGTCAGTAATTAATCCGTTATCTTCTGTAAAGGTTACAAAACCTGTAACTTTGTTAATAGCATCTAGTGTTGACTGACTTGGTTGAATTGGCGTGAAGCCATCACCAGAACTGCCATCATACGCTTCCATACCATCAGTGGTTGTATTAAACCAAAGGTCACCATCTTGTAATGATGTACCGTCAGATCTTTGTGTAGGAGCTGTTGCAGATATTTGGTATCTATCTGTAAAGTTATTAATGTCAGTTACATTTGTTGCAACTGTATTTATATTTGTTGAGTTACTGTTAACAGCGTTTATGTTTGTTGAGTTGTTTACAACTGCTGTTACGTTAGATGCTATGCCAGCAACAGTATTAACGTTGGATATATTGTTTCCTACGTTGTTTACGTTTGCAATGTTGGTTGCAACTGTATCTATTTCAGAAACAGTTTCGTTAAGGTCATTAGCAGCAGTAACAACTTTTGCAATGTCAGCAGCTACTGTTTGTAAATTATTATTATTTATCTGCCCAGCGACTGTGTTAACATTGCTAATAGAGCCAGCTACAGTATTCATGTTGTTAACATTACTTGTAGTAGCCAACGTGTTCATGTCACTTACGACATCTGAGGTTCCTAGAGTATTTAAGTCTGCAACTGCATCAGCAGTACCTAGTCTTCCTATTTCTGTGGCTTTACCAGCTACAGCTCCTATATCAGTTGCATCATTTGCAACCGCAACAACATCACTAATATTATTAGAAACTGTTGTGATAGCAGTAGCACCAGATGCTGAACTTAATGAGTCTGCTATAGAACCTAAGTCAGTTCCATGAGCAACTTGTCCAGCAACTACATTTATATCATTAAGCTGAGATGCAGTTAATGCAGCATCAGCTCCGATTTCTTTAATAGTACCACCGTCATTAACGTATAACTTTCTGGCAGATAAATCTAAGGCAACTTCTCCATCAACAATATTGCTGGTAGTCGGTGTCGACGTACCACGCTTCAGTTTTATAGTTGCCATAATTTAAAATGTGCCCCCGTCCACAGTTCCAAGTCTAGCTGCTGGTACTGTTCCAGAAGTTAAGTTACTTGCATTAAGTGAGTTAATAATAGAGCTAGTTACGTAGCCTGCACCGTTTGTTATTGCGTTGTTATTAAGAGATATATTTGCTGTACCGTTAAATGAAACTCCTGCAATAGTTCTAGCTGTTGCTAAAGCTGTAGCTGTAGCTGCATTACCTGAGGTGTTTTGTGAACCAGCACTATTTACACCGGGAAGGTTTATGTTTGCTGAACCATCGAACGCAACTCCACCAATAGTCCTAGCTGTAGCTAACTTTGTAGCTGTAGCTGAGTTACCAGTACAAGATGCAGATGAACCTGTAATGTTAGAAGTTATTGTTCCGGGTAATCTTGCATCAGGAACTGTTCCAGATGTTAAGTTACTCGCATTTAAAGAACCAATAATAGATGATGTAACATATCCAGCACCATTAGTAATTGCGTTATTGTTTAATGCAATATTCTGCGTACCATCAAATGACACACCAGCAATAGTTCTTGCAGTCTGTAATTTTGTTGCAGAACCAGCATTACCTGAAGCTGTTATATATCCAGCTCCGTTAGTGATAGCGTTGTTATTTAAAGATATATTCTGTGTACCGTCGAAAGCTACACCAGCGATATTTCTAGCTGTTTGTAGTTTTGTTGCAGTAGCTGCGTTACCAGATACTCCTCCAGTTACGGTACCAGTTACGTCTCCTATTATGTTTGCGTTTAGAGTTCCTTTAGTTACTGTTAAGTTACCTGTACTTGAACCAGTAAAACTACCAGTACCCATAAGGAATGTATCAGAAGATTCATCCCAACCCATAAAGGCGTTAGATGAACTACCTCTTTCAATAACGATTCCAGAGTCTCCACTTGGAGCACCAGATGTACCGTTACCAAGTTCAATGATCTTGTCTGCTACAACTGAGTTAGTTGAACTAAGTGTTGTAGTTGTACCATTAACTGTTAAGTTACCACCAACAGTAAGGTTTCCTGAGAAAGTTTTATTTCCTGCTGCTGTTTGGTTTATGTTTCCAAGGTGCATAACAGCACCTTCACCGGCTATAGATAGTATTGATGAAGCTGCTCCGCTACCATCGTCTCCAAATCCGTAATATAGTTTTTTATCTGCTTCGTTGAATGCTACTTCTGAAGGTGCTAGTGAACTAGGAGCTCC